CCCCCTAGATTATCTAGGGCTAGTAGTAAGCAATGGGCTTGAGCAGGTAAAGGGTTACTAGTTAATAACTCTAGTACGTTAGGGGCTAGGCTAACTTTTACGTTAGCACTAGAGCCTTTACTAGGGGCTGGAATACCTAGTCTATTTATAGTATTAGGGTTAGTAGTTAGGCTATCAGCTTTACCGTTATTAGTAGGGTTAGTTATTTTAGTCATATTGTACTCACTTTCTTACTTTCTAGTTTTAGGGGCTAGACCACCTAGCCCCCTTATTAAGAAGTATACTATTATTTATTTACTATAGTAAAGCGTTATTTAACATTTTATTAACTTTTTTTAAACTATCTATTAACGAGTTAACTATCTATTTTCCCTGTCGTAGAGTCAGTCAGTCAGACAATCTACCGAGCAAAAATACAGGTGAGTGCGAATACACTCACCTATAGGGAACATTATTATGATGATGAAGAGGTAGATACAAAATAGATAAAGTGAGAGCAAACAAAAGCTACTAGTACACCAACAAGACCGATACCTAGGAACAGTATATGCGACACAGGATCAACCCAACCGTAATCAATAATTGGAATAAGAGCAAAGTACACACCACACCAAGCGAGGAAGAGACCACTAACAATAAGCGTTATTAATATAGACAATATTTTCATTTTATTTACCTTTACTAAGTTAATTTATAAGTAAGTATAGCCCAGCAAACTAGCTAAGAATACTGGGCGTAAACTGTTTTTTATGCTAACCTTTCTCATACCTGAAACAGCTGTACGTTCCTCCTTCATATGAGTGAACAATGTAGGAATAGTTAGAACACGCACAGTTATAAATAATAACAGGATCATTACCCCATAGAGCATTACCAACTTCAACCCAGTCCAGTTCCGAGAGAACCACAGGAGTATCAGAAGCATCAGCACCTTTAAAGATTTGAGGATTTTTATCACTAGGTAATACATTTACCCATATTTCATTATTTAACATTTACTTTACCTTTACTAAGTTAATTTATAAGTAAATATAGCCTAGGAAAATAAATAAGAATACTGAGCCAAAACTGTTTGTTATGTATACAATACTTGACGAGTCAGTCAGTCAATCAGAGAGTACATACAGTTCAGTCATTCATAAATAAAAGTAAAGTTCAAAAGTATATGTGAGTGGTTATGATGATGAAAGGTATGATGACGAGTCAGTCAGTCAAGCAATACGATGATGAAAAAGAAACCAGCCGAAGCTGGTTTCAAAGAGAGGTTAGTCAAGCTTGATATAATCAGCTTCGACGAGCATCTTACGATAGAAATCATAGATACGCTTTGGAGTTTGGACAGTAGCAAGACCATTCTCCACAAGGTTATCAACGATATCTTTTTGAGTAGCAGACCCACCAAGGAGCTTCAAGCGTATTCAAGATAATCATAGCTTGACCAGCAATCTTACGATTTTCAATAACCTTGGTTAGTAATGTTACTTTGCGAGTATCGAAGCCTGACTTAGCTGGACGAGGTATACCAGAGTTTCCAACTGGTGATACTACTGCTAACTTTGGAGCTTCTACTTTTTCAACTGACTTGGAAGCGTTGACCTTCTTTTGAGCTTTTGCCATTTTACTGACCTTTCTACTTTCTGTATAAACGCTTAATTACGATTATCATTATATAGTATAGTACAATATTACGAAAGTAAAGTACAAACTAAATGTTTTTTATGTATACAAAATCGCTGCTTCTTAGAGTCAGTCAGTCAGTCGGTCAATCAAACAAAGCTGTTTCAAAATCGCTTTCCAATCATACGGTTGACTATAGTGATGAACTGATAGTGATGAATCAACCACCTTGTTTCTTAGATTGACTGATTGATTGCCTGTAATTAACCAAAGTTGACGTGATGATGGATCGCTTGCAAATATCCAACTTACTCCACCTGATGAAGCACGCCTCATGTGCCATGCACATTGCTGGGGGGATAGCTTGACTGATTGAATGACTCCTATCTTGAGTTCAATCCAAAACTCTGACCCTTGCCAACANCCATTGACATCAGGAACACCTGTTGATATTGCTCCAGTCTCAACTCTTTGCCAATGAACCCTCGGTAAGTTCTTCTTCAACGCTTGGTATAATGTCTTCTCTGTCTGGTACATGGTTCACTACTTTCATATTGCTGCCGTCAACTAATTGCTGTATCCTGGATATTAGATCTTCGGAACTCATTGTTTCAACCTTTGATACCATCACCTCTTTGCGATCAATATAAAGCCCTGCGACCTTACCTCGATTCACCTCGGCTGAGATGGCTGCAGCAATTTGCCCTGTATCCTTGGCTTCATCACGCAAATGGGATAATTCTGTTAGATGTGAAACAACTGAAACATCTGCTCGTTCTCTCTGCTTATCCAAAAGCTCAATAATGAAGTTTGCTACAAGTGGGTTTGTCCTCAACATTGCAGAACCTTGAACTTTTGAGCCAATCATGCTTTTCGTAAAGCCTGACTTTCGTGCTGCTGCGGCAGCAGACATTCCTTCAACATACAGTCTACTGAACTTTTTGTGCTTTGGAAGTAGTGGACGATGTCTCTTACCGTCTGGTGTAATCCAGTAATTGCCACACTCACTAGGCAAAAGTGGAGTATACTCAAGGTCTTTCATACAATTCTCCTTTTCTTACTTTCACATGAAGCATAACACCAAATCTAACCCCACGCAATAACAATATACAGTGAGTTTTATTTTTAAAAACAGAAAGTGATTCTCCCGACCCGTTATCTATCATTACATATATGATATTGTAAAAACAAATATCATAACCATGATTCAAGGTCTACAGAGCATTACAAACGAACTTATGACATTATGAGATTATGACGGTACTTTACTTCATTCAGACAAGCAAAGTGTTTTAAAAGAACATTGGGGCATTTTTGCCCCAATTTAGAGATAGTTAGTCGAAACAGGAAAAGCTAGAAAAGAACGCTTGGCGAATATTTTCATCGACAGCTTCCCATTCATCAGGGAACCATAGCAGTTCCCCAGTTCTAAGATTAAGGGCGAATGGTTCATAGGCTTCAGGAAACGAATGGAATTCATCGCTATACGAACCAGAACCCATTTCGATAGTAGACGAGCCCATCATATCAAGACGAGGAAATGTCCTGATAAAGATATTAGTCATTCCCTCACGGTAAGCATAAAGTGCATACATTACTGCACCTCCTTCACACAAAATGTATATTTCGCAGGGTCGTATTTTGCTAGAGCCTCTGACCATCTGTCGCAGGCAATCGCAGCTTTCTTAAAGTTATCGAAGATTGTAGTAAACTCAACTTCTCTAGCTTCTGGTTTTGCTGGAATAAAAACGCAAACCTTGTAGTAGTTACTGATATTTTTCATTTCTTTCTTCCTTTCTAAAATTTAACGTAAGTATAGTATATAACGGCAAAAAAGCGATTTATACTACAATACAATGTTTTTTATGGGGGCTTTTGCCCCCATAATTTAGAGTTAAGCCGTTAGAGAAACAGGCAAGTCAGAGTTTTTAAAAGGACGCAAAGTTTTTTGATAACCCTCACGAACTCGATGCCATCGAAGTTTTCCCAAATCATTATGATAAGCACGACGCAAAGTATATTTAATACCATCATTTGAAGGAGGAAGATCTTTATCACGATACTCACCGAATTTTTCGATTTCCCATAGACAACATTCTTTAGTATACACAGAGTGAGTAGATCCCGACTCATTAGTAACAGTATTTTCCCAACGAATTTGATAAGTATAGTACCGTTCAAACATTTGTTTTACAATACGGATAAAATCATTACGTTCACGATTATCATACAAATCATTACTACTTACATTAACCGAATAATTACCAAACCATTCATTAGTAACGTAATTACTTTCACCACCGATACGCAGGGCGATAACAGAGCAATAGGAATGAGTGATATGAATTTCTTCCATTTCACCAACTATAAAAGTTAAACTAGAGCCGTTATCAATACAATGATTATATTCATTAGTTTTTACCAAATCAGTAGCGTCATGTACTTCAATCAATCGAGCTTTGAGATCAGCCCAGTTTTTAGCAGAAGTTTCAGAGACATTACCAAACTTATCAGGTTTTGACATTTTTGTTATTTTTGACATTTTTGTTACCTTTCTATAAATGTTTATTTAACGTAAGTATAGTATATAGGGTCAGGAAAACGAGTAATACTTACAAAATACTGTTTTTTATGCCTTGGCTTATGCTTTTTTGTACCACGAAACGAGTCTGTCAAACAATACAGCCATGCAAAGAAAAACCCCATGGCAAAAAGCCATGGGGTGAAAGTAAGAAAGATATGATGATGAACGACTCTTAGGTCGCCACCAGAATGAAGATGTCCAGAAAGAACTGGACATACTCCATAAAGGAATGGTCATTAGACATTAGCATACTCGAGAGCCTTGTCTAATGCTTTGGCTTTCCTGTTAGCCCCTGCACCGAACCATGATGAATGAAGTGCGTTCCCGACAGCAGTTGCTCTTCGCTGGTGGTCTTCGAGATACGTCACTCCATTCAGTGCACCCCACCAAGTACCNTTGGCAGATTTCATTGTTGCTCCTGGACTTAGGTCGATGTTTTGAAGAACTTGAGTCGCAGTAGCGTTGAACTTCTCCTGCATAACGAACTCTTCGTCTGTAATCGACTTGGCTTTGTCCACGAGTATTTGTGGTTGATAAAGTTCTGCGATNTAGTTGAGTACGGACTCGTGCTTGAACTGACGTGAAGCGAGGAAGTCGGCTTTTTCTTTGAAGTCGGCTATTGCTTGACTACTTAGTCCAAGTGCTTCTTCTGCTGCGGCACGAACATCTGCATCGAACTCTTTGACGTGTGGCATACGAAGTGCAGTACCCTCGCCTTGTAATGCCATAGTAAGAGTATTGTTGCAGACAACTCGGATCGGTGTAAACTTGATCGTCATTGCTTTACCTGCAGCATGTGGTTGGTTGATAAGAAGATAACCTTTGACCTCGTCACCTCCTGCTAACTCGAAGTCGTCGGCAAGTTTGGCTAAACCCCAGATTTCTTTACCATCTCGTAAAGACCCAGCTGTCTCCATTTTCATGTGACCTGCTTGGGTAAACTTCACAAAGAAGTCGAAGATATCTTTGTTTTGTATTGGAATATAATTATTACCACACTGAGATAAAATCTGGTTATCGCTATCACGAACTATAAAGTGATGTCCTTCAGCGTGTATTAAGCCACACTGCTCTGACCACTCTGGTTCGTTGATAGTATAAGCTGGTCGCTTGCTTACGGTCCAATCAAGCTGTGCAGCTTTTTGCATTTGGATTGGAGTTAGATCGGCTGATACTTCTGTACCTAGACCGTGCCAAGGCTTTGCGTTTGCCCAAGCCATTGTTTCTACGTTATGAGACATAATTCTTCCTTTCTGTCT